CATCTTCCTCCCGACAGAACACCGGGAGAGGACGATGCAGACAAGAACCTGCCTGAACCAGAAGGACCTAGCCGCGCGCTGGACCATTTCATCGCGCACACTTGAACGTTGGCGTTGGACCGGCGATGGCCCGGCCTTCCTCAAAATTGGTGGACGGGTGGTCTACCGTCTCGAGGATGTGCTGGCCTATGAGCTGGCCCGCCTGCGCCACAGCACCGCTGAGCGGGGCGCAGCATGATGGCCCGTCATTCCACCATCCGCGCAACAGGCGTCACTTCGATCTTCGGCGCAGCCGGTCCGGCGCTCGACGAAATCGGGCTCTCCGCCTGGATCGCACAGGCCGAACCCGGCGAAACGCTGGTCTATCATCGCGGCTTTCTCGCCGTCGATGCTTTCAGATCAGCCTCGCATCTTTCGCCCGAACGCCGGTCAACCCTGCGTCGCACGGCTGATGCCGCCCGGCGTGCTGCCGAGCAGGACCTTGTCCACCTCGTTCAGGCCCGGATCGGACCCGACCAGTTCGCCTACATCGCTGTCGCCCGGCGCAAGCGCCGCCAAACCGGTCCCTCCCTTTCGGTGCGCCTGCTCGAGGCCGCCTGACCCCCACTTTTCACTATGGAGACTACAATGCCTTTTCCCGATAACACGCCTGGCATCGACGCGTTGATCAACCTGCCCGCTGGCGAGATCGCCCAGCTGCCGGTTGACTTGTTAGCCGCCATGCAGCGCGAGATCGACGGGGCTGCCACGCAGATGAAGGCCGTGACCACGCGCTTTAACACTGCGCTTGAGGTGCGGTTTGCCACCCGCGCCGCCGAGGTGCGCGGCGCCTCTGGCAAGGACACCGGCACGGTGCGCTTTGATGAGGGTGATTTCACCATCGTCGCCGATCTGCCCAAGCGGGTGGATTGGGATCAGCAGAAACTGGCGCAGATCGCGTTGAACATCGCCGCAAATGGCGAGGACCCGGCCGAGTTTATCGAAACCAGACTCAGTGTTTCCGAGCGCAAATATGGCGCGCTGCCCGAAGCCTGGCGTAAGGGGTTCGAGCCCGCGCGGACCGTGAAGACCGGCACTCTGAAGGTCACGCTCGAGCTGACTGAGGTCGCGCAATGACGGCGCTGTCCCCCATTATTAGCCCCGCCCAAGACCTGCCCAGCCTCATCCATCGCTCCGCCACTATGCTGGCAGGCGCAAAAATCGCCGCTGAGGTTCTCGAAGCACGAGAAATCGCCGGGGTTGCTTATGACGCTGCAAAACGTGCGGCGCGCCTCAGCCGGGAAAAGGCTGCGCATGACGACCTGGTCGCCGCAGCGCATCGGGCGCAGGCCCACGCACTTGAGATCGAAGCGGCGGCCAAGCGCCGTCTTGCGGATGAATATGACGGGGCACAGGCCCGTGGTGACGTTGGGCAACAAGGTGCGAGGACTGACCTCGTTCACGCTGTGAACGAAGTTGTCGCAAGCGCTGCCGATCTCGGGCTGAACCGGCGGGAGATCCATGAAGCGCGCAAACTCCGTGATGCCGAGGCTAATGATCCTGGCATCGTACGGCGCACGCTCAACGACCGGCTTGAGCGGGGCGAGGACGCGCGGCGTTTCATGCGGCGCAAGGGCCTCGAGTGCCTCGCCGAGGCTGATCGGCTGGATGCGCTCTTTGCGGCCAGCGCAACGGGATCGGCTGAAGCTCCGCCGTTCATTTCACACGCCGCCATGCAGCAATCAGAAGGAGTTCACTGATGGCCATTTCTCTCGCATCCCTGCGTACGACCACAGCGCTGACACCCCCGCGGATCCTGATCCACGGCGTGGCCGGGGTGGGCAAATCCACCTTTGCGGCTGATGCCGACCGGCCCGTGTTCATCAGGACCGAGGATGGGCTGGGTAAGCTGCAGGTGCCACATTTTCCATTGGCGACCAGCTATGCCGAAGTAGCCGAGGCACTCGACGCACTGCTGGACGAGGACCACGCCTATGGGACCGTTGTGATCGACAGCGTTGACTGGCTGGAACCGCTGATCTGGGCCGAGGCCTGCAAGCGCAATGGCTGGGCCTCGATCGAAACCCCGGGGTTCGGGAAGGGCTATGCCGAAGCGCTCACCGTCTGGCGTGAATACCTCGACAAGCTGAACGCGGTGCGTGACCGCAAGGGCATGGTGATCATCCAGATCGCCCATACCGACATCAAGCGCTTCGACAGCCCCGAGCACGAACCCTACGACCGGTATGTCATCAAGCTGCAGACCCGGGCCTCGGCGCTGCTGCAGGAGCATTCCGATGTGGTGCTCTTCGCCAATTACCAGATCTCGGTCGCCAAATCCGATGTTGGATTCAACAAGAAGGTCGCCCGGGCGCTCGGGTCCGGTGCGCGCGTCATGCACGCCGAAGAGCGCCCCGCCTTCCTCGCCAAGAACCGTTACGGCCTGCCCGATACCCTGCCGCTTTCGTGGTCAGAGTTCCTCGCAGCCATGCCCCAATCCGCATAAGCCCTGAAAGGACAAGACCATGGCACGTTTTGATACTGCCTTCGATGCCTCCGGCATTGAACCCACCACCGCCTATGACCTGCTGCCTGCGGGCAAGTACCGCGCCCAGATCGTTGAGAGCGAAATACGCGTCACCAAGAATGGGATGGGCCAGTTTCTCTGGCTGATGCTCGATATCCTGGAGGGTGAGTGCAAGGGCAGGAAGATCTTCGATCAGCTGAACCTGGTGAACCCGAACCCGACCACGGTCGAGATTGCACAGCGCACGCTGTCGGCGATCTGCCACGCGACGGGCAAATTGCAGGTCGGCGACAGCGAGGAGCTGCACCTGGTCCCGATGACGATCCAGGTGAAGATCAGGCCGCCGAAGAACGGCTACGGCGAGAGCAACGCCATTGCCTATCTGCCGCCTGAACGTGGGGCGGCCCCGGCACGCAGCCCCAGGCCTGCTGCACCACCCGCAGCGCCGCCCGCCACGCAGACCGCTGCGCCCACAAAGATGGCCTCCGCACCCTGGATCAAGAAGAGCTGAGGAACCGCACTGCCCTGTCCCCGTGACGGACAGGGCGGCGCTCCCCCCAATCTGAGGAAACTCCCATGACCGATCTGACCAACGCGGCCCCTGTGGCCGTGATCAGCCCCGCTTTGCCCGAAGACCAGCGCCGGTTGATCGACCTCGATGATGCCATTGCCAAGATCCGGACCCAGATCGCGACCGCCGATCTGACGCGCCAGCGGGGCCGCAAGCCGATCGACCCAGACTGGTTCCACCGCGCGCGCACTGCCCTGCGCCATCTCAGCCGCGAGCGCGCCGAGTTACTGGCCCAGGGGACAGGTCGCCGCCGCCGCGAGACGCTGAAGGACGCCCTGATCGGCGTTCTGCGTGACCGTCACGACCCAGACACTTGGGCAGGCATTCTGGCAGCGGCTCAGGCCCGCAGCGATAAGGAGGGTCTGTGATGGCTGATCTTCCTGCCGCACCAACACCAACGCTGACGGCGATCTATGCCGATTATGAGACCCGCCAGGGAGATGGATTCCGCGATCATCTTGGCGCGTCGATCATCGGCAAATCCTGCGCCCGCGCGCTCTGGTACGATTTCCGCTGGGTCACGCCCGCGCGCCATTCCGGACGCCTGCTGCGCCTCTTTGAGACCGGGCAGCGGGAGGAGGATCGACTGGTCCGCAATCTGCGCGCCACCGGCGCGGCGGTTCTCGAGGTTGATCCAGAAACCGGCCGTCAGTTCCGCGTAGAAGCGCATGGCGGGCATTTCGGCGGATCGCTCGATGGGGTTGCCATTGGCATCCTCGAGGCGCCGAAGACCTGGCATGTGCTGGAGTTCAAGACCCATGGGGTCAAAAGCTTCAACGAGCTGACCGCCAAGGGCGTTGTACTGGCCAAGCCCCAGCATGCTGCGCAGATGCAGATCTACATGCATCTGACGGGCATCAGCCACGCGCTTTATGTGGCGGTCTGCAAGGACAGCGATGCGCTGCATATCGAGCGCATTGAGGCCGACAGCGCCATCGCCGAGCGCCTGCTGGACAAGGCGGGCCGGATCATCTTCGCCCAGCATCCCCCCGTGCGGATCAGCGAGGACCCCGCCTGGTTCGAGTGCCGGTTCTGCGATCACCATGCCGCATGCCACGACGGTGGCGGGGCGGCTGTGACCTGCCGGTCCTGCCTGCATGCGACCCCAATTGACGGCGGTTGGCAATGCGCCCGCCACGACCGGATGCTGGCACCCTCCGAGCAGCGTGCGGCCTGCACCCGCCATCTCTTCATCCCCGATCTCGTCCCGGGCGAGGTCATCGATGCGGGTGAGGACATCGTCACCTACCGTATGACCGATGGCTCCCCTTGGGTAAATGACGCTCGCACCCCGGAGGCTGCTTCATGCTGACCCTGCGCCCCTATCAACAGGCCGCGATCACTTCGATCTACGGCTATTTCCAGAACCACAAAGGCAATCCGCTGGTGGTGATGCCCACCGGCTGCCATGCCGCTGGCACGCAAATCCTCATGTTCGACGGCAGCACCAAGCCCGTGGAAGACGTCGTCGTTGGCGATGTTCTAATGGGGCCTGACAGTAC